AACTGTCATTGCACCTACTTCAAAACCTTTCTTATCGTCTTTGTTATGAAACTTACGGATACCATCTTCATAGGTTGTATAACCACCAGTTAACTTAAAGAGATAAAAAGGATAATTTAACTTCTTACACTCCTCTTGTAGTCTATCGGCAGTATGAAATTCTTTTGCACCTTCTGGCTCATCTGTAATAATGAGTAGGCGTAAAAAATCTTTCTTACCTTCTGTTAGATAATCTCTAAAGTTTGTAACGTCCATTTATTTTCCATCTGCACTTTCAGGTAGTTTTTTACCTATATTATATTTAGCAGATAAAGACCATTCAGCTTTCTCTTTAAATGGTAATACTTTAATTTGACTTAAAGGTGCTTTATCTTCCGTTCTAGTTTTATCAGATACATCAATAAGGTTCCAATCTTGTAACAATAAAGCAATTGTATTTCTACGTTGAATATCATTCTGCGTTAGTGTACTCTTCTTACCATCAAGAGCAAATAACTCTTTAAAATGTGTAATAAAATACTTACCTTGTTTGTGTAAAATATGGCAACTCTGGAATAGTGTCTTGTCTTTACGACTTGCAACACCAATTCTCGTTAAGGTCTCTCTTACCTTTAAGAAGTCATCAGGCTGTTTGATAGTTACTTCTAACATATCTTCCTGCGACCAATTTATAGTCTCTTCACTCATTTTCTTTTTCTCCCACCTTTATTCAGGCTCAATTTAATATTATCAATCTGGTCGGAGGAAAGTAGAGATAGAGCTTCTTTTGCTTTTGCATTACTATAACCATAATACTCTTTAACGAGTTCTAAATCTTTAAACTTGGTCTGTGATAACCACTTCCCACCAAATCGCTTCTTAGTTCTTACACTATTTATAAGATAGTGGAACTGCATACGTTTTGGTAAAAAATGAAGACCGTTCATCTCGTTTGTGTGCATTATGGTATCATAAAACATGGACATACATCTATTAATAATAAATGGACTGTACTTCTTTTCCCATGTCTCATCTGTGGTATCTAGTAGTGGTTCTTTTGTTTCGTTAATTGCTTTAAGGTAGTCTTTCAATTCATACATAATTTAATCCTCATATCCAGGCAACACGGCCGTGGACTCTTTGTTCAACCAGTCCTTACAAGTAGCAGTTTTATCTTTATGACATGTGTAACACATGGTTTGCAAATTTGCTGGACTGTTATTATTTTTGTTACCGTCTCGGTGGTCAACTTGAAGTTTAGAGGCACCCATTTTACTATCAGGTATAAAACAACGTTCACAATATGTTTTCTTATATCTGGTGTATTTACCAGACTTCATACCATACTTTTCATTATGGTGTGATTCACATACCGGTCTGTAATAATAATGGCCGTTGCTGTCTTTAGTGCCTGTGTTGTGACCTAATTTACCACAACCAATAACTCTACATACTGGTCGTATTATACTTCGTGACAACATAACCCTCCGTTATTTGAAGTTACAGTTAGCCATGATTTCTGTTAGACAGGCAACCATGTTAATCTCTTGGTCAGCAACGAAAGCGGCCTTGTACTGATAACCTGCAATAATTAATATTGCTTGTGGTATAGTCTTAGGTTCACATGCTGTGTAAAGCATTTCATAGATACTTGTAAACAATGATGATGGTTCTTTATCTAGGTTTTGAATAACCCATTTTCTCATATCATTGAAACGTTTTTCTTTTAATACTTTAGTAAGTTCTTTGGTATTAGCCTCAGATAAACTAAACAAAATACCAGTATCAATCTTACCTCTAACTGAATACCTTTGTAGTTCGTTTATTGTTCGTCTAAAATCTGGATAATATTTCTGTATCAACTCTGATAATACTTTCTTATCAAACTCAATCTTCTCACTAGTCAGCAAGTCTTCCATACGTGCCATAAAGGCAGTAGCAGTCTTAACTTTCTGACCATTCTTAATGGCAAAGTCAATAACTGTACATCTACTATGCAATGCAGGAATAATTTTATTCTTGTAATTACATGTAAATATAAATCTACAATTGTTATGGAATGTTTCTAAGAAGTTACGTAAGGCAGGTTGTACTGAATCGGCATTCATATAGTCTGCTTCATCAATGATAACAATTTTATGATTAGACTTTTCTTCTAGTGACATTGTACTAGCAAAGTTCTTAATCTTGTGACGTAACGTGTCTATTTGACGACCTTCATCTGAACCATTGATGACAATATAATCAGCACCAATTTCATTACACAATGCTTTGGCAACTGTTGTCTTACCGGTACCAGCAGTACCAGACAATAGTAGATTAGGTATTTCTTGTTGTTTTACAAAAGACTTAAAGGTCTTTTTTAGTTCTTCGGTGAGGATACAATCCTCAATCTTTTGAGGTCTGTACTTCTCAACCCACAGGTATTCTGACATAATATATACTCCACGTTATTCAATTATCTATCTTCCGTCATGGTAAATTTATCTACAACTTCTATCTCAACGTCATATCCACCTTTTCTCATGGACCATTCATCAACATGTCTATCGTAATCAATTTCATTTAGAAAGTCTGTTACTTTATCACTTAACTCACCATCATAATCCTCATGTTGATAATCAAGTAGACCTTTTTTAAAGGTTTCTACATCACCAAACTCGGCTATGATTTCATCTTTAGGGATTTCTTTATTGATGTAGTGAGTGGTTGAATGATATTCTCTTTGTTCTACAAGAATATTATCTGCCATTTAAAACTCACTATCAGATTCGAGAGCAATCCAATATTGAATTGGTTTGTTCTTGTTTATAAAGTGTGATAGTTTTTGCTGTGATATAGCAACATCATAATCGTCTCTAATCATCTTAAAGTTTTCAGTTTTAAAATAAGCAGTAAACGTTTTGTCAGTTTCGCCAACCTCAATAGAATAATCATTTGAAGATGGTGTCTTCTTGTCAGTAGCAACCATTTTCAATACCTTGCCATCGCCTTTAAGAGCAACATCTGGTAGATTAAGGGTTGTACAACCTTTCATCAACCTATCAAAACTTTCTTTCTTTAGATTGAAAGTAACATACTTATCTGGCATGTTTATAGTCTTTGACGGAGAAACAATTACTGATTTATCTGCAAAGAAGTATTTGATTGATTGTTTAGTTGAGGTATCGTTAATGGTAAGATTTGCTCCACCATTAAATGCAATATTAGATTTATCAAAAAGTTCTACTGCTCGTAGAAATTCTGGTAAATCATAGATACCGAATTCTTGTTCAAACGATTCTGGAATATCAGCAACTGCCTGAATATTCTTCATAGTAGAAATCGTCTTTAACTGTTGGCCTGAGTTAACCAGGATATTTGTATTAATATCAGAAAAGTTTTTTAAGATACTAATTGTGTCTTGACTTAGGTTCATCATATATTTCCTTTTTCAATTGTAATGGAGCGGAGTGATTGTACTGCCCAATCTTCTCTTGGTTGGAAACCAAGTGTGTTACTTTTATACTAACTCCGCATTTCTTATTCATAGTTACATAATACACTAAAGGCGTCCAAAAGGCAATGCTAGGACGCCTCTAGTAATATCTTTATTTGATTGCGATATTTCTAGCCTTTTGATGGTCTGGAACTATCTTCTCTAAAGAAACTTTTAAAAGGCCGTCTTTAAGTTCAGCACCTTTAATCTCTACATCATCTGCAATCGTAAATGATTTTGAGAAAGAACGTTTAGCAATACCTTGGTGTAAAACACCTTCGTTATCCTCTACTTCTTTTTCTGCTTTAGATTTTACACTAGCGATTGTAAGGTGGTTACCCTCAAAATCTATAGTAATATCTTTCTTACCATATCCAGCTAACGCTACTTCGATATCATATGTTAAAGAACCTGTCTTTACAATATTATATGGTGGGTATGTGCTATTGGCTGTTAGATGAGGTAGATGGTTGGCCATGTGGTCAAACTGGTCAAATATCTCATCAAACCCTACTGTAAAGGGTTTTAGTCCGGTAAAAATTGAATGAATTGCTTTGTGATTTGTCATATTAATCTCCTTTGTTAAGCAAGTTATGTTTTGATACTCCTAATGGACGTATCGGTTCTATTTATATAGTTACTCATCATCATATTTTCAAGTGGTTATTTTTTTGCATACAAGGCTATAAAAAAACAACCAAAAAACGAGCCGCTGCTACAGTTCTTTTTAGTGGTGAACCAGGCGCAATTGCCAAACAAACACATTCAGTTTCACTCTCGCTCTACTGAATTTTTATTGGTAGAGGTAGGTCTCACCCTCTTTTACCCTAACTTCTCTTACGAAGCCTATCGTCATGCAAGCAAAAACGCTACGAAGACCAATGGACCAAAAAACTGGTGGTCGTTTTTGTTTAAAGCAGAACGACCAAACTGCAACCTATTTCGGCTCTACAAGCTCGGGCAAGGTTCTAACCCCTCCACGCCGTAGGTCTTACGAGCAGCCTACTCACCATATTTATAATATAAATGCACAGGCGGGAATTCTATAATTCGTTTTCTCTCTGTTTCATCTTCTTCTTGTAATTCTTAATGCCTTCTTTTTTCTTTTCTCTTTTAATCTCAGATGGCTTAGAATAGTGAGAACGTTCTCTTAATTCTTTAACGATACCTTCTCTCATAACTTTTTTCTTCAATACTCTCATGGCTTTTTCTAAATTACCACCACGTACTTCAACAGTTATACCTTGTTTAGTCACTTTGTCTCCTTTCCGTAAGTAAAATGGGGGTCGGACACTACCCCGACCCCACAAGGACTTACACTATTAATAGATTTAGATGACATCACTGTCTTCTGACTCACTATCATTGTCACTCATTTGAGAATTAACCTCAGCAGTTCTTTGCTCTTCACTTATCTGCTCAGCAGTAGCTCCGGCATCAACCTTTGTGTATAATTCAACAAATGAATTCTTTGTATCATCATCAAACCTGTTTGTACAAACTTCAATTGCTTTCATTTTGCTATTGAAGATAGTGTAGGCTTGAATAATGTGTACTAATCTTCTAGTTGAAATTATCTCATCAACACCACCATCAAAGTAGGTCTTTCTGATAACGTCAGCCCATGTAACCAACTTGTTACAAAACTCTTTGTCTGTTTTACCAGCACTAGCAAGAGTATTAACTAAGATTTTTTCTTCAATCTTAGCAGTTGGATATTTCTGTTCAAATGTAATTGGAAACCTTTCTAGGAATGCCTCATTAAGAACATTGGTACCGATAAACTTACCATCATCACTACCTTGACCTTTTGTATTGGCAGTAGCAACAACGTTAAAACCATTCTTAGGTTTTACAAACTTGTTAATCTTTTTAACGTAGACGCCAGAACCTTCTAAGATAGGTTGTAAACACATAATCTTATTAGACGCTAGGTCAATTTCGTCAAGTAATAATAAAGCGCCTCTTTCCATGGCTTCAATTACAGGACCATTCTGCCAAACAGTTTGGCCATCTTTAAGTCTGTAACCACCAAGTAGGTCGTCTTCATCTGTTTCAATGGTAACGTTAACCCTAATCATTTCTTTTTTGTTCTCGGCACAAGCCTGAGTAACACCAAACGTTTTACCATTACCAGATAGACCAGTAATAAAAACGGGATAGAACATGTTAGATTTAACAATTGATTTTAAATCTGGATAATTACCAAAAGATACAAAACTTTTATCTTTCTGAGGAACGATATCGCCAGTTAATGATGAAACAACATATGCAGCTTCTGTATTAATTGTGGGTGCCTCCTGCTTTTTAGAAGACAATACATTCTCACTAGCACCAAAGGTGGGAGAAGTAGTTTCGCCTGTCTCAGTAGGTACTTGAAATAGTCCCTTACCGATTTTGTAATCTTTATTTTTAATTAACCATTGTGGCGCATACTTATGGCCAAAATTCTGGTTCGCTTCTTTTAATTGTTTGACGGTTAACTCATTAGTTCCGTACTTGTCAACAGCGTAATCAACAAACTCTTTTTGTGTAGTGTTCAACATAGTGTTTTTATCCTTTTTAGTTATCATAGTTTTCTTATTTTACTGGTATATCCTAACATAGTTTTAGATGAAAGGCAACCTTTATTTTGCATTTATTTTTTTGTTACCTGGTAACAGGTTAAGAGTATTCATTATGCAATTTCCTGAATAAACTTGTTTAAAACAACTCTGGAAACCAATCGATTCGCCATTGATTTACCAAATGCTCTTTTAAATTCAGACGGCGTACCTTTTTTAATATCAGCCGTGTCTAAATTAAAGTTCTCTACTTTCATTTTCTTACCATCAAGTAAGAAGTATTTTTTATAACCATTCTTATCAACTGCAAGTGCTTTGTTTTTATTCATTTCTTTTCTAGCAATACCAGTTTTTCTTTGTCTATCAAAATAGTCTTTAGCAACAATGTGTTGTTCAATATCCATCAACCTAACTCTTTTAAGAATATAGAAACCAATTACATTAGTATCATATGCTTTACCAATATGTCTTAACAAACCAGAAGTCAAAGAATCACTAGTTTGATATCTACTAAGCAATAGTTTCTTTTTATTAATACTGATAACAGCAGTTTTATCATAAGTGCTTTCCCAATCTGAATCATCTGAGGTCTTACCATGCTGACCTTTTAGTTTATGTCTGAAACCATTGGCACCACCATCTGTTAATGTAATAAATGTCATCTTCTCAATACCATATTTCTTTTTGAACAAAGGTATTAAACCATTACAGAATATTAAAGCTTCATTAAGTGGCGTATTACCTAAGTTGTACTGTCTTGGAATATCATAACTATCATATCTAGCCATTTGTAAATCATCATTCCATACTTTGTGGTAAACATAACTAGCATTATAATGTAATGCCATGTGGTACATGTACATCAAAGCTTGGTTTAGTTCTTGTTTATTCATTCTGTGACTAGCACAGTTGACCATATTAAAATCTTCAAACATCCAGTTATTATCTTTTTTGTAGGTAAAAGACTTATCATAACCATTGCCATTATCTTCTCTCCAACTTCTTCTTTCAGAAGTAAAGAAGTAAACTTCAAATGGTATGTTAACTTTTTTGATAAAAGATACAAGGTTGATTAACTGCTCAACTGTATTCATTAAAGTATCAGACATAGAACCTGACCAATCAAGTAACAACATCATACCATGGTTCTTACCATCAGGCATAACTGTTAATCTTTTAAATAAGTCATCTGAAAATTTGTAATCTTTTAGTTTAAGACTATCTAAGACACCAGTTTTATCTGTCTGTGCTCTTTTGTAAGCAGTAGCGGACTTCTTCATCTCAAATTCTTTAACAAGATACATAACAGTTTTCTTGTTTTCTTTTTGAAAGTTACCAAATGCGTTCTTCAACCAAGTATCATACTTAGCAACATCTGTACTTCTTCTCATAGAATTTTTATGAGTTTGAAACTCAGATAAGAATTGTTTGTAATCAGTTAAACTATCTTTGTAGTTTGGTTCTGGCAACTCACCATAAATAAAACCTTTAACTTTCTCATCTAACAACTCTTTATGCTTCTTAGCAAAGTGGTCAGCAGTAGTGGCTTTTAATAGTTTATCACTAGTAGATTGACCGCCAGCACCTGAACCATAATGTGTAGCTTCTTCTTCATCTTCTTCTGTAGATTCTGCAACATCACCAAAGTCAGCGTCTTTATCAGAAGGCTTTTCATCTGAAGCTTCTTCACCACCAAAGTTATTGTAATCATTTTTTTCATCTGCTTCATCTAAATTTTCATTAGCAGACATGTAATCATTCATATCTTCTTCATCAAAGCCTTCATCTGAAAGTTCGTAATTTTGTGCGATAGGCATATCATCAAAGTTTGGTAACTTTTTAAGGTCTTCAACTTGTTCCCACTGCCAAGCAATCATTTCTTTTGCAACAGAAACAACTTCATCAAACGTCTTAATAGAATCAACTTTATCTAACCAAAACTTATCTTCTTTTGTAAATGCAAACAATAATCTATCTAAAGACTTAGACCTCATATTGATTTTATCAATCAACATTAAATCAGTTTGTATATTCTTACCTTTTAAACCAAAAAAGTCTTGGTTTTCTAAGATATCAAAACCATTCATATAGTTTCTAACTACACCAGGATACTTCGATTGTATCAACTTATCAATTCTTGTATCTTCTAACACATTCACATATGATTTTAATTCTTTGTCTTCACAAATTGGTTCCCACTGTTCAAATGGTGTCCATAAAGCATGGGCACATTCGTGAGCAATCAACATATCATAAACATCACCACTTTGCTCTTTAAAAATAGGCAAAGTTAATACACGGTTCTTTACATCAAAAGAAGCCGTACTTACTTTATTGTGTTGTATTGTAATATTTTCTGTAGCAATTAATTTTGCTAGATTTGATTTAACGTCAAGTGATATCATAGTGTGTGTGTCCTTTTTCATTGTATAAGTATATTATACAGGTGAAATTCGTAAAAGTCAAGCGTTATTTTAATTATTTTTCATTTTATTTTCTATACCAGGTAAGGGTTTCCGAATACACACAAAATAAAAGCGTGTTTGTCGCACTTTATTTTCGTTTAATATCGCTTTCTTGACATGATTCTCCGTATTGTATCTCTACGATTCGCAAAGGATTACCAGTTTCATTAGATAACATGTGCCATTCACCTACGCCTATGTGTAAATTATCATATACGTTATATCTACCACGCAATTCTACATCTGTACTATTGTTAATTGTATATACGGTGGCCTGTCCTTCTGATATGAACCAATGTTCTGACCTTTTCTCATGCTTTTGCATAGATAGTCTCTGACCTGGTTCTACCTCTAATTCTTTTACTTTAACATTTAAATTTTCTGTTTGATATAATACTTTATAGTTACCCCATTCTCTCATGGTAACATCATCTTTCCACTTTTTTAANAGTTTACTTGAAGCATTAGTCTTATCACCACCTACNCCAAATTNAAATTNAATGTAATCATCATTCTTATAGTATTNATATTCTGGTATGTTATNTTCATCTCTATCGCCACCATTANCAAATACTANNTCACAATTANNACCATTGTATTTCTTTACTTTATNAATTGCGTCAATNGCTGTGTTGTCATGGTCATCAAAATCAATAACATGGTCTACAAATGATAATGATTCTATAATNAAAGACCTTTCTTTAAGAGACATAAANGATTTACCTTTTTTACGTTCTAACCATTCNTCACTATTAACACCAACNATAAGTTGGTCACCTAGTTTTCTTGCCTCTTTTAAATAGTTTATATGACCACCATGTAATGGGTCAAAACCTCCAGTTGCAACTACAATTTTCATCTGTTATCTCCAGAGCCATGTAATGTACCACGTTCTTTTCTACTTTTAAGCTTCGCTAAATTCTTTTGTACAATGTCTTCTAGTCCAAAACCTAAGTCTTGTGCTAAACAAGCAACGTACCACATGACATCACCTAGTTCATCAGCAGCTTCTTCTGCTTTCTGTCTATCAACTTGGTCTATTGTTAGTCCTAAATTGTCATCTCTCATTAACTTCTTAATCTTATTGGCAACTTCGCCAGCCTCACCTGCTAATCCCATTGCTGGGTAAACAATCTTAATTTGTTTTGGATAGATTGCTGTCTTGTATGCTTCTAATTGGTAATCGTTAAAGTCCATGGTTTATCTCCCTACCTGTGGTAAATATTTTGTTTTAGTTTCTTCCCATGTTAGATATATAATATCATCATAGAAATGTGTTTCTTTAGAAACACGCTCTTGTTTAATAAGACTTGCTATTCTTTTCTTAGCGTATTTGTTTTTCCATAAATCAGTTAATGCTTCTATTGAATTATCAAATTTTCTAACTAACTTATCTTCTTTAATTTCTTCTCTTAGAAATGCATTAGTATTTTCATATAGTTCACCAAAGTATATACCTCTAGCATGTTCAGACTTTTGTAACTTCTTATCAATGCCTAGTTTACTATATGTGAATGCTCTACTTCTATTTCTATGGTCTCTTTTATGAGGCTGACCACTAGGTTTCTTTGCAACATACCATTCAAAG